GTGGCGCCATAGCTGCTGCTTGATCAGAAACTGCTGCTGGTGCCGATTGTGCTTTATCACCTTGGTCAATGCCCATACTTTCTCGCAATCTTGACATATAACCGTTAAAGGTATCTTCGACTAGCTTTCTGGGCATACTTATTTCCACTATCCAGATAGGACGTTGATCTATTTTTCCTTTGCGTGTTCCGGGCCTAAAATCATCTGGACTTTTAATTTTTCTTGGTTCTAACAGGTTGCTTTTCTCATATTTTACTTCGCAACCGTATTCTAATAGACGTTTTGCTGCCATGGGATCAGGCATTTTTTCTTCAGGCCACATAAAGCTGGCACGAACCCAATGACGGTCTATAACCGGTCCAGATGCTAGTTCTCCGTCAAGCCAGTTTTTATATACGTACATATTCATCTCACTTAAAACTCTTTCAAAGTCTTTCAATGCAGAAAGAGCTGAATTTGAGTTATAAATGGATTCAACGTTTTTAATTACTTCAAGTATATCACGCATTATATTTTCCAGAATAAGCTATTCTTATTTAGCTGGCCTTAATCTATATATAACTGCTTTATTAATAAACCAAAATAGTAAATAGTTTTGTAGGACCTCTGTAGAGATTAGGCGGTCACTACAAGTCCTGCTTACCAAAGTGGGAGAACTTAATGAGTAAAAGAGTGAAGAAGCGTTTTAATAGTAATGTAAACGTAATTGATTTTCATACATACCTTCCTGCGAAAAAGCATCGTGTAGATGTCAATCCTCGCAATAAAAACCAACAACTATATCTACAGCAACTACAAAACGATGACAAAAATATAGTCATAGCAGTAGGACCAGCCGGCACAGGTAAAACTATGCTAGCTGTGCAATACGGTATACGTATGTTTCAAGAAGGTAAAGTGGACAAAATCGTAATCACTAGACCCGCCGTGAGTGTTGATGAAGACCTAGGATTCTTGCCAGGAACATTACAAGAAAAAATGGCTCCGTGGACAAGACCAATTTTTGATGTATTAGGAGAATATTATAGTCAAAAAGACATAGAAAATATGCTAGCCGAAGGTGTAGTAGAAATCAGTCCATTAGCTTATATGAGAGGGAGAACATTTAAGAGTGCTTATATAATTGCTGATGAAATGCAAAACGCTACTCCTAACCAAATGAAAATGCTGTTAACAAGGATCGGTGATTTCAGTAAAATGGTAGTCACTGGAGACTTAAATCAAGCAGATAGGTTAAAAGATAATGGTTTAATTAATTTTATTGAATTGTTAACAGAATACAAACAGACAGAATATCTTGCTGTTGTTCATTTTGATCATACAGACATCGAACGACATCATGCCGTTAAGGAGATACTAGCAATTTACGGAGACTAAATTAGTAGGGCGACTATCGCCCTACACATGACTTAATCTAATCATAGTAGCTGCAAGGTTAATTTCAGGGTCGTTTACTAATGTGTGATCAACTAGGCCCTGTTTTATAATCAAGATAGCCTTTTCTTGTTTAGCGTCATCACCAAACAGCTCAATATTATCATAAAGCCAACGATAGATATCTTCCATTTCTTCTGGTCTTGCTTGGCTACAAACTAATTTACGTGCCTCGCTGATTTTGCCTTTTTTAAACAAATCTACCATTTCAACATGATAGTCAGCGGTTTTATCGGCGGAATCTGCACCGTGTAATCTTCCGTCAATGCTATTCATCTGAACACTGTTAATACACTTTCTAAGATCTGGATACGCAGCCCTTACATAGGTATCTAGGGTATCTAGGTCAAAGTCTACATTTTCTTCTACAAGAATTGTGGCCACTCTGGCACAAAATTCATTTGCATCTGTTTTTTCAATATGAATTTTTTGGCATCGGCTATGTAAAGGAGGAATAATGCGATTAGGATAATTACAGGTTAAAATAAATCTTACAGTTTGACTATACTGCTCCATAAGGTTTCGCATAGCTGGTTGCACACTTTGTGGATTCAAATAGTCTGCTTCATCGATAACAACAACTTTAAATTCGCCAAACGGGATAGTTTGGCAAAATCCTTCCAGTTTATCTCTAAGCCAGTCTATTTTACGGCCGTCTTTGCTACCATTTACAAACATAACATCCGTATCTTGTACGTTTAGCTGGTTAATTAGTATTTTAGCTAATGTAGTTTTTCCAACTCCTGCACTGCCGCTAAACATAAGTTGTGGTATACTTCCTTCTTCAATCCATTTTTCAATTTGGGCACGTTGAGTTTCATCTCGGAATACATATCCATCCAAGGTGGCAGGCCTGTACTTTTCTGTCCAGAGTTCTTTCATAATTACCTCTTTAGTAGTTTTTTAATTGCTTGAATAAGATTATAAAATCTTAAGTAGTGAATGTCAATACTAGGTGGATGATGTGGACATCTGCCTTGTCTGAAATCACAGTTTATTGTGTATTCTTTACGGCAGATATCGCATTTCATTGTAAAAAAGGTTTAAGATCGGGGGGTTGCCAACCGTCTGGTTTGAGTACCTTGCCGTCCTCTCGTTTACGAACTTTGCCAGTAAGTTCGTCGATTTTAGAAAAATTAGTTCGCATAACCTCGTTCCAAGCGCCTTCGCCGTCGGCTCCCATACTATGGATAGCTCCTATAGTAACAACTAGTATGTCTGTAAGAGCATCAAGTTGTTCTTCTTGACAGGTTGCGTCGTCGAGCTCTTTTACTTCTTCTTTTATTAAATTTTTATATAAAATAAATTGTCTTGAATTTATTTCGTTAACAGTTTGATCACAGGCTGTCATGAACTTAGCCTGATCCTTGAATGGGTTTGTCATTGTACTAAAATATCCTCTGGGCGGTCATCTGCTGATAGTAATATATCATCTGGGTCGATGCGTCTCACTGTAAAAACTTCTTCACCGTCTTCAAGTTGAACACCTCTAGTCCATCTTCCGTGCATTACATAAACCCATTCACCTTCTTTAACACTGTGTTGATCTGGCCCAATAGCATAAACTTTGGCCCATCTAGGTTTAATCCCACTGCTTTTTCCATCTTGGCTAGGTATATAAAGGCCGGAGGTCAATCGTATACCTTCAGAATCTAAGTCTCTTACAAGAATGGCATCTCGTAAGGGACGTAATTTTACCTTTTTAAGAGTATCAAAACCCATACTATTTCATATCCTTATTGTCTGTATGATATTCGACTGACGATTCTTCACGTTTTCTGATAATTTTACCGTTTGGTCCTAATTCGTCTCCTCTTGCATTCATCTTGGCATTGCCAACAGCAAGAGTTGATTCATGTTTAATCCGTAGTTTGTCAATGTCTAATTCTCTACCCTGCATTGTTCTATACACCCGTCTTTGTTGTTCTTTCATCGGCATAATAGTCTCCTAATAACTTTTACTTATCTTAGAAATTCTTGCCAGTCTAAATTATATTTTATAGGGTCGATTTTATGAACACCTAGCAAAAATAATACATAACTGGATACGCTGCTGCCTCTTCCTACTCCCCAAACAATATTGTTTGATCTAGCAGTGTCGACAAAATATTTTAGCCAACGTAATAGATTTAGCATATCTCTAGATCTAAATTCCTCGAGTTCTTTGATTACTCGAGTATGCTCTGGATCCCACGGCGGGGTAAGGTTTATAATATATGTTTCGATATCCAGCGTTTTATATTCTTCTGGCATAAGCCAGTTTTCTTGGGACAATCTATCAAAATCTTCTAAGCTTATATTTAAGTCTTTGGAAAAATTTACTGGTAAAGATTTAGTTTCATCTGTGTGCTCAACCTGTATAAGGTCGAGTTTTTCTATTTTTCCTTGATATAATAATTGAAAGACATCGTCGGCTTGAAAGATTGGCTGACCATATTTATTAGTTTTCATACTAATATTTTAGTCTATATTAATGAGTTTGTCAAGTCCTTTGTCTAGAGATTGGCGTTGTTGCTCCCAATTTTTGTGTCGTCTTGTTTGCAATTCTTGATTATATCCTTCAAGTAACATTGCCACCTGTTGTTGTAGCATTGGATTTCTGGCCTGCCAATATTTTCTACTAAGAGATTGAATCTTAGTCTCTAGTTCTGTGTCTTTTAATTTAGATAGGTCTTCTGCTAAAGGATGTAACATTATTCTTGGAACTTTCCTAAATATCTCATCATTACTTTATTAGCCCCTACCCTCCAAAATTCTAAAACAGTGGGTTTGCTTGTTTCAAGAACAACTTTATGTACTCCACCAGATCCAGTTATAGATCCGCTATTGTCTCTCATTATTCCTGGACTTGAGGTAAAAGTTATTTCATTTCCAGTTGTTCCTTGTAGCTCTATCCTTAAAAGGTATTCTTTAGAAGTTGAAGTAGTTACGGGCCATCCAATTAAGTTATAGGTTAGGTTTCCTGTAATGTTACTAACAATGAAGTACCTTGCTGTGCTAACATTTATGTCTCCGCTGGAAGCTGAAACAGTTGCTCCTTTACCGTATATACTATTAGCAAATGCATTGCTTATTGTGTTGCCATTAAAATCAGTATCAGCATTAGTTTTAGCTGTGTTAGTCTGTAAACTGGTTAATTCTGTGTTGGTTTGATTAAATGCACTTTGAATAGCAGCAAAATTAAGTCTAAATTTTACAGTGTCGTTATCTTGTCCTGCTACTGGATAATTTGCATCGTAATTGGTTAATTGATCATTCACTTGACTTGTCATGATATTGTATTCCTGTCATTTTTAAATACGAGATATTTATCGGCACTATAGCCTGTAACGCTGTCGATAATGTATCTGTCTATTTCGTAATCTATAGTAGTAAAATCAAAACCATTTTTAGATATATTTAAAATAATATCTTTAGCGTACCCTGGTTTGCAGAAACAAATCGGAACAGCTAGCTGATAGTCTAGTTCTACTACGCTGCCGTCTTGTACAGTGCGCATCCATAACGGAAGGTAATTCCTATCTCGTAGCCCTAAACTTCTTATTCTTTTTCTCCATAGGCTAATACTACTAGGGCTTTTCCAGGTTGTATAACTATCACCTGCAAAAATAAAATTACTATCAGCAGGTGTGTACATTGGATCAGCTGGGCCCCAAAATGGATTAACTTGATTGAAAGGTCCTGTATTATAGCTATTATTTTGATCTATTGTGATAGCTCGGTTAGCACCGTTAGTCTTAATATTAAAAGGTAATACTTTTTTATTAGGTTCTAAAGGATCTATTATTTCTACATATATTACTTCATAGACAGTTTCTTTCTTTCCTGGAAGTTTTGCTTGAGCTGATTTTATATTGCCTAAAATGAATCTTTTACGACGATGATTTTTCATCATCATAGCGGCAATAGTATTAGCAGGCTTAGTTTCTATTCCTGCATACACAAGCATTTTAAGCTCTTTTTGTACACCAAAATTTGGGTCATCTGGTCTGTATATATAATCTGGTGTGAACACTGCTGTATTAGTTAAAAATGATTTTAATAGTGACCTTTGATCTAATTTCAAGAATGGTTTAACTACAATGTTGCTATACAGTTCGTCATTTGGTGTGGTTATTTCTAAAATAAATTCTTTATCTACACTATCAAAATTAATAATATCTGTAGCTGTTACAGTAAATTTATATTTTTTATCGAAGGTTGTTTCGGAATTATCAAAGGTTGTTTCGGTATCATCGAAAGTTACTAATCCTGGATTACCTATAGTTCCATATTGATTAACTTTACCTATTAGTTCTCCATCCAAGTTTAAATTAATTCCTGGAGGTAAATGCCCTGATTTTATAGTATAAACTAAGCTGGTGTTAGGTATTGTAGTTGTTGCCTCTACAAAAAAGTTACAGATCAGGTTAGCAGGCAGTTGACCTAAATTAGAGTCAGTGATCCATTCAATAACACTATCCACAGTGCCTAGAATAGTAACTGTAAATGTTCGTCTGCTTCTTGCCATCTCTATATGATCTGGTCTAAATTCCATTCTATAAGCTATGGCAGTAAAGTTATAAGTTTGGCTTATGCTTGTTTGATATGGAACTACACCAAAGACTTCTCCATTACCTATGTCAAAAGACAACCCTGGAGGAAGTTGACTAAGAGTTCCTATTCCTATGTAAGTGTTATTAGGTATGCTAATGGTAAGATTAGGGTAAACAGTAAGTACATATTCGCTAGCAGAAATAGTTTGCACTGATGTTATATTATATATAGTACTATCTGCAATTAATGATACGATGGGATCTATAGAATTTTCAGGAATAATATATTTTTCTATATAGTTTTTAAGATATACTTTATCGGAGGTCAATGGAGCTGATGAGCAGTTTTTAATTCTTATTTTGTTTGTCCCAATTTTATTTTCTGTGTTTGAATTAAAACTTGCCTTTGCTGATATTCTAGGATTAATAGCATCTAATTCATAAGCAATCGGGCTAGGGTTTTTATCATCGTAGACGTCAAGTTTGAAAATGTGGTAATTACTGGCACGTTTAATACCTAAATTTTTAGGTGTAGTCCAGATAGGAGCTCTTACAAATGATACGTCTGCTGTATAAGTTCCTGCGTTTTGATTATTAATACCTGTAGTATCTGCGTGAAAATAATCATCCCCTACAACAAATATTTTAAATGTTCTATCGTAACTACTATCTCCATCACTTACTCTGACTGTAAATTCATAAAATCTGTTCAATTTTTTAGGAGCTGTAGTTGGAGTATAAAAGTCAAAAGTAGTGCTTTCATATAAGAAACTGTCATAGCCGTTGGATGATAGTGTACCAAAATCAAAAGCGATATAGTCAAAAACATTTGAATCATATCCCGCACTAACAACATTAGCGGGAATAGTTAAAGCAGGTTGTATAAATCCTACTATCCTACCGCTCTCTGTAAGAATTAAGCCCGGAGGTAATTCGCCTTTTATCCTATTAAATTTTAATACCTGTCCTGCTGCGGTATCTGTGTCAATAGCTTCAAGCTGAAAATCGATATAAGTGCTGTCTAAGACATAGAACTGATCCGGGTTTACTACAGCCAGAGACCCAACAGGTGTTTGCCATATAGGTTCATCTGCACCTTCTACTGTTATTAAAAAAGTTCTATCTGAAATGTTATTGCCTAACTTTGCTCGTAAAACAAATTTAAAATCTGTAGTTCTAGGAACTTCTCTTGCAGATCCAAAGATACGGTCATTTTTAATTCTTAAACCATCAGGAAGCTTTCCAGAAATTACACTAAATGATAGCTCTGTGCTATCATTAAATCCTGAGGTATAATTTACTGGCAGGGCTATATCTACTAACTGATTTTCTTCAATTGAAGAAAATCTATAGCCAGATGATACCGTCCAAATACTTAAAGTCATATTATGATTCTAAACTTAAAATAGTTAATGTAGATTCTATGGTAGTTGTAGCCAGGTCTTTATTTGTTACTTTTAAATATATTGTAGAAACTGGTGGAGATTCATTATTAAAACCTATTAATCCTGGACTAAACAACACTGTTTGATTAATTGAAGTTGTTACTACTTCCGCAATAACTCCACTTCCTGCCGCAGGACTCACTCCTTCGGACCTGGATGCATCAGCTGTTCTGGCTGCTGTACTAGCATAAATTCTAACCCAGGCCGGATTACTAACAGTAATTTTATAAAGTAAATATCCTTTAGATGAGCTAGTTATATTCAGATCCGCAGTAACTCCTGTGCTAATTGAACCTGTGATTCCTGATACAGTAGATCTTGAAAAGTTAATATTATTCCAACTCAGTGTTCCAGAACCATTTGTAGTTAAAACTTGCCCATTTGATCCATCTGCACTAGGCCAACTTAGGTTGCTTAAAGTTATCTTTCCTGTACCATTAGCTGTTAGTTCAAGATTTGAATTAGTGGTCTTAGAAGTAATTTTATTTGTTTTTAAAAATCCATCTGTGGTTAATTCTAAAATTTCATTCAGCCCTGCTGTTCCTGGTGTTGTTGTGTCATGCACAGAAAAAGTTAAAGATCCAGGGACTAGGTTATTTGATACAGATCCGGCTACAACTGCGCCAATCTTAGCCATTGTTCTATAAGCTGTTCCATCGTATGCTTGAAAAAACATATCGACAATATCATCGTTTGTCTGAACTACTGTAGGAGAATTAAATGTGCCTCTGCTTCGTCTAAATACAAAATTAGAGCCATCTGAAGGGTCTGTTATATTAGCTCCACAATAAAAATATTGAAAGCTATTAATTGCATTATCACTATTAACAATTGTAAGCTTTCCTGACTTACTATTGCTTCCTATTACAACATCCCCTGAGTTAAGCAAAAGTGCTCCAGTTCCATCTGGAGAGATAATG